ACAACATCAACGACGTGTGGCGGGTCTACCGCGGCGAGCGCCTCCACTGCAAGTCGGGCCCCGCGCTGGCGGCCTCGGAGGACTTCGTCGACCGCTACGAGAACGTCGCGCTCGCGGGTCTCAACTACGTCATGTTCGGCCTGCACGTGACGAAGCCGTTCATCCTCAACTGCCGCGTCTACTCCTGCACGCTGGTCCTGAACTCGCTCCCCTACCGCTGGCGCGGCCGCTACAACGAGGACACCGACTACTGTCTGCAGGTGCTCGCGGGCGGGTGGTGCACGATCCTGATCAACGCGTTCCTGGTCCAGAAGATCGCGTCGATGAACATGAAGGGCGGCAACACGACGGAACTCTACGAGTCCGGGGACGGTCGGCTGAAGATGGCCCGGAGCCTGGAGCGCCGCTGGCCGGGCGTCGTCGAGGTGAAGCGCCGGTGGGGTCGACCGCAGCACGTCGTCCACAGCGCGTGGCAGAAGTTCGACACCCCGCTCAAGCGGCGGCCGGACGTCGAGGTCGGGACGGGCCCCGACGAGTACGGGATGACGCTGCGGCAGGTCGCGCCCGAGATCCGGAGCGCCGAGATGAGGGAGCTGGTCGCCGACCACCGACGCCTCGTAGAGGACCTGGCCGATGACGACGAGTAGCAGGCCGCTCTGGATCGTCGGTCAGGCACCGGGCGAGCGCGCGAAGGGAGAAGGAGCCTTCGACGGACCGGGCTCGGGCCACCGACTCGCCGACCTGATGGGCCTGTCGCCCGACGACCTGCTCCGGCTCACGACGCGCGTGAACCTCCTCGACGACTTCCCGGGGAAGGCGGGCAGGGGCGATCGGTTCCCGATCCGGGAGGCCAGGGCAGGGGCGCGAAAGTTGCTTCGCGAGATCCCGCGCGAGGCCGACGTGCTGCTGGCGGGCGGCAACGTGGCTCGCGCCTTCGGCCTGAGAGGGCACGGGTGGCTGGTCTGGGAGCAGGGAGCACCCGGACGCCGCCACGCCGTAGTCCCCCACCCGAGCGGCATCAACCGCTGGTGGAACGAGCCGGCGAACGAGGCCCGCGCCCGCGTCTTCCTCATGAGCGTCGCAGCGGAGACGTTCCACATGGGGACCGACGACGCTCCGCTAGCCTAGACGACCCGCGAGTCCATGCGGTACTGCAACGGGCGAAACAAGGGGACCCGGGCGAACGGCAAGCCGAAGGTCGACATCGGCCCCTGGGCGGGCGTCGGCTACTGCAAGCATCCCGTAGGGTGGGGTGTCCCGGAGGCGAGCGACGGGCGGTGCAAGCGCCACGGCGGAGCCAGCCTTCGGGGCGCCGCCCACCCGGGGGCCAAGCACCTGCGCCGCAGCAAGTACATCCCGCAGTGGCTGGCCGACGACTACGAGGCCTCGCTCCGGCGCGCAGACCAGCTGGCCCTCGACGAGCAGATCGCGGCCCTCGACGCCCGGATCGCCGAGGTCTTCCGGGGGATGCCCGAGGGCGCAGGCACCGACCTTTGGATCGAGGCCAAGGAGGCGCAGCGGAAGTTCGAGGCGGCGGTGGTCAACCAGGACCGCACGGCGATGGCTGCGGCGCAGGCGGAGCTCAGGACCGCCCTGCTGCGGGGTGCCGAGTACACCTCCTCGTGGGAGGACGTGTGCAGGCTGGGCGAGCTGCGCCGGAAGCTCGTCAGGACGGAGGCGGCGACCAGGGCCGCGACCGAGCAGAACGTCACCCGCGCCCGGCTCGCGTCCCTGCTCGTGTTCCTGGCGCAGGGGATCCAACGGGCGATCAGCGAGAACGTCTCCAGCGAGAAGGAGCGTCGCAGGGCGCTGACCCAGGTGGCGAACTTCGTGTCCCGGCTGGCGCTGACGCCCGGCCAGGAGATAGTGGGAGTCCACGTAGAGGAGGAGGAGGAGGACTGATGACGGAGCCACAGATGACCGTCCAAGAAGTGATCGAGACGAGGGCTGAGATCCTCAACAAGTACGGCGGCACGGGGAACCCGCTTGCCGACCTTATGGTCAAGGTGTGCGATCAGTTGATCGCGCTCCTGGGGCCGGAGCCGGAGTGGAAGGCCGCGGCGGAGGAGGGGTTCGAGGAGGCGCTCGACTCGGGGCGCTCCGAGAAGGAGCGGGGCTCGCTCCCGTTCCGGGGGGAGGCGTGAGATGCCCGACCCCGACGCGCCGCTGACGGACGAGGAGCTTGCCCTGTCGGCAGAAGAGATGGCGTCTTCGATCGCGGATCGAGACCTCGCGAAGCAGGAGTTCGACAGGGCGGAGGCGGCCGCTGTCGATCTCGGGGCGCTGCCGACCGACTTCGTCACGAGGGAGGAGGCGCTCGACTACGTCGCGAAGGGCTTCCGCGAGCTTGAGGAGGAGGCCGACGCGGGCGCACTCTACCGGCCGACGAGCAAGATCGGGGACATCGTGTCCGGCATCACGGCGGACGCGAGCCGGGCGGTCGAGACGATGGCGCGGATGGAGAAGGCCTGCACCGCGTTCCTCCGGGCCTACGCCGAGCCGGTCGACATGGTGCCGCTGGAGGAGATCGACCGCAGCGCGTACGTCGCGACGGGGACGCTCAAGGGGGCGGTCGAGGGACAGAGCATCGACCTGGAACGCGTCGACGAACTCGCGAAGCCCGAGGCCGCATCCGATCCGGAGCGGGTATGATCTGCCCCAACTGCTTCCAAGAGCACGACACGACGGCCTGCCCTGACTGGGCGAGGCGCGCGCCGTCGGTGAGGAGGAGGATCCCTGTCTTGACCGACGCGCAAGAGGCGCGGGTCCACGAGCTGATCCGGGAGGAGGTGACGCCGCACATCCGGGCTCGGATCGAGCTTGGCGAGCTGGAGACCGACGCGGAGCTCAAGATCCGGAAGATCGTTCGCGAGGAGATGACCAAGCGGTTCGGATGGGAGCCGCGGATCGAGGAGTTTTTCGGAGAGGAGGAGCCATGACACGGTTGGAGCGCATCCTGCACAACGCGATACCGGCACTGGCGGCCGCAGCCTTGTTCTTCGGGCTGATGGCCCTGACCGCCTGCGGCGGACCGGAGCCCTTGCCTGAGGTCCCGGTCGACACCGTGGAGGTCCCGGGCGACCCCATCGAGGTGCCGCCGCCGCCCCTCGAGTGCCCGGAGCCCGAGCCCTGCCCGTCGTGCCCGGACCCCGAGCCGTTCGCACCCACCGAGGCCGACCTGGAGACCTGCCTTGAGAGCCTGGGGCTCGGCTTCCTGCTCTGTCCGGTCCTGTGACGACCGTGCTCTACGTCGGGATCGTGGGCTGGATGGTGGTCGCGACGATCCTGATCCGGTTGATCTTCCGACGGGTCGACGCCCTGGAGGCGCTCATCGACAAGCTTCACCCGGAGGCCGGGTGGGTCGATGCTGGCGGTGACTTGCCGATCGGCTACAAGGTTGGTGGTTATACGCCCGGGCCGAGCACCACTGAGCCTGAGCCACCGCAGGGTGGCAGCGGGATCGCTACCTGGACGCCGAAGCCCGGCGCTTCGATGGAGCCGTGAGCGGCCGGTCCGACAGGCCGACACCGCTCCCGTCGATGGCGGACCTCCTTACCGGGGACGTCACGCGGGTCAGCACTCTGGTCTGGAAGGCGATCCGCGACGGCGTGATGGGCGAGGAGGAGCTCGAACGCCTCCTCCGCTACGTCGTCCAGCTGACGCGAAACGGTGTCTCCACCGACGCGCAGATCGACTGCCTGTTCGATCGGTTCGGGGTGCTGTTCCCGAGGGATCCCGACGCGGACATCCACGCGAGGATGGACCGGCTCGGGAGCGAGGTCGCGGCCCGCGCCGAGGAGGAACTGTGACCGGGTTCGTGGGGGCGCTGGAGCGTGCGGTCGGATACGCACGCTTCTCGATGCAGGACTCCAAGGCGACCGCCATCCTGATCCGCGAGCACATCAAGGACGGCAGCGGCGCCCTCTCGGAGGTCAACGCGGAGCTGGCCGACGAGCTGGCCGAGCAGGCCCTTCGCGACGCTGACAAGCTGCGGCGGCTGGCCGAGGTGCTCGATGCGGGGCGCCATGACTCCCTCGACGTCTTCCACGCCGAACTGGACGAACTTCTCCAGGGGGGCTGATGGCTCATCGGATCGAAGATCTCCGGGAGGCGCTGACGAAGTACCAGGTCCTCGTGGGGACCAACGTCCGCTACGGCGCCGGGCGTCACCGGGCTGCCAAGCGGCAGATGGCCGCGCTGGAGCAGCGAGCAGAGATGACGGGATCACTGCGCGAGTCCGTCTCTGACATCGAGAGGTTGGCGGCCACTATCGGCAAGATGGGCGTCCTGCTCCAAGTGGACTGGAACGACGTCGCCCACGAGCCCGGCGGGGCTTCCTACGCTCCCGCTGAGGTCCTCCGGAAGCGACCGCGCTGGCGGCCCCCCTGGATCATCCAGGTCTGGATCGACGCGCTGCGGGGCTGCTGGCTCTCGATCCAAGAGAGTCGGTATCCCTTCGTCGGGCGCGCCAAGTGACCATCCGCGTCGTGACCCGCCTCGTCTGCGATGGGCGTGCCGGTCGAACAGGAGGTGGGGTCCGCTGCGGCCGTGTGGGTGGTTGCCTGGAGCACGAGGGCATCGTCCCTGGTACGATCGTGGAGATGCGCGAGAGGGCTTACAACGCCGGCTGGATCCGCAGGCGGCGCACGATGTCGGACGGGGAGACCCGCTACTATGTGGACCTCTGCCCGCGCTGCGCTCGCGGCATGGCGCTGGTGACCGATGCTGACGGCTGAGGCCGAGTTCCTCCGGGACCTCGCGCTCCGCATCACGCCGCCGCCGGTCGAGGGCGGGCGCGGCCCCGCGCGCAGCTTCCCCGAGTTCGTCGACCTCGTGAAGCCGGACTACATCTGGTTCAAGCACTGCGTCGTGCTAGCCGACGTGCTGCAGCAGGTGGTGGACGGGCAGCTCGACCGCGTGATGGTCTTCATGCCGCCCCGCATGGGCAAGTCGGAGTTGATCTCCCGGCTGCTGCCCGCCTACTACCTGGACCGCCACCCGCGCTTCTACGTCGGCCTCTGCTCCTACGCCCACGACCTCGCCGGCATCCTCTCGCGCCACGCGCGGCAGAACTACGAGCGGACGAACCCGCTGGTCGCCGACTCGCGCGCCGTGCGGCGGTGGGACACGGCCGAGGGCGGCGGGATGTGGGCCTCCGGCGTCGGGGGCGGGATCACGGGGAAGGGCTTCAACCTGGGGATCGTCGACGACCCGGTGAAGGACAGGGTCGAGGCGGAGTCGGAGGTCATCCGGGAGCGGAACAAGGACTGGTGGGAATCGACCTTCTACACGCGGAGGGAACCCGGCGCGGCGATCGTCGTGGTCCAGACCCGGTGGCACGAGGACGACCTCTCGGGCTTCCTGCTGGAGAAGGAGCGCGGCGGGAGCCCGGAGCGCTGGCACATCGTCAACTTCGAGGCGCTGAAGGACCCGCCCGACCCCCCGCCGTCGGCGAACGGGGATCGGCCGCCGCGCTGGCCCGAGGCCTGCACGCTGGAGCCCGACTGGAGGGAACCCGGCGAGCCGCTCTGCCCCGAGCGCCAAAGCGAGGAGGACCTGGTCCACGTCAAGGCGCTGATGAGCGAGTACAACTTCTCGGCGCTCTACCAGCAGCGGCCGTCGCCGCGCGAGGGCGGTACCTTCAAGCGGTCGTGGTACGAGATCGTCGACCCCAAGAGCGTGCCGGAGGAGGGCCGGCTGGTCCGCTTCTGGGACCATGCCTCCACCGAGGGCGGCGGCGACGCGACGGCCGGGGCGAAGATGCAGCAGACGGACGGGGTCTACTACATCCTCGACATCCAGCACTTCCGGGAGGGACCCGGCGTGCGCGACAAGCTGATCCTCCAGACCGACCAGGCGGACTACGGGGCCCACGGCCACGCCATCACGTTCGGGATCGAGGAGGAGCCGGGCTCGGCGGGCAAGACGGTGTCGCTCGCCTTCAAGCGGGCGCACATCGCGTTCGGGATGCGGACCTTCGCCGACCGCGCGACAGGTTCCCCGGAGACCCGGGTGGACCCGTTCGCCTCCGCCTCGGAGATCGGGCACGTGAAGCTCGTCCGCGGCCCCTGGAACACCGGGTTCCTTGAGGAGGTCGGTCAGTGGCCGAAGGGCATGCACGACGACCGGGTGATCGCCGTGGGAGGCTGCTACAACAAGCTGGCGGGGAAGACCCCACGCAAGGTTACGTTCGGGACGTGAGGCGAACCTTCAACCCAAGGAGCTGAAAGATGTGTATCGCGTTAGTCGTGCTCGCCGTGCTGGTGCTCGTGGCCTACTGGCAGCGGGATCGGATCAAGGGCTGGCTCGGGAAGCTGACCCCGAAGGGAGACTGATGCCGAACGTCTCCGCGTGGGTCGCAGCGATCGTAGTGGGCGTACTCCTCCTGGGCTTCATCCTCTGGACGTGGATCTGGTTCGTCCAGTGGGCGGTCGAGGTGGACTTGCCCTTCCGATGATGGCAGAGTAGTCGTGGGCGAGGCGGTGGTCCGCACGTGCATCTGCTGCGACGGCACGGGGCTCGATACGAGATACGACGTGCCCCAGCCCGGTCGCTGTCCCGTCTGCGGCGGCAAGGGGCGCACGGCGCACCGCTGGGAGGGCGACGAGTTTGTCGTGCTCGACCCGGACGAGGTGGAGGCCGAGGCATGAGGATCCCGCAACACGGCGACTTGGCGAAGGCCGAGCAAGAGGCCCGAGCGGTCGAGGAGGAGCTCATCGACCGGATCGTCGTGGGCTCCGCCCGGGGAGTCGACACCCGCATGGTCCTCGGCGAGCTGAAGGTGAAGGACTCCCGCCGCTTGGCGACGGCCCTCAAGCTGATCCGGCGGCACGAGAAGATCGGCCTCCGAGAACTCTGGGCCCGACGACACGCGAGGATGGCGATATGAGGAGGTTGAGGTTGAGGTGGGACGAGGACGCGGCCATCGACGAGACGGCCGCCCTGATGTGCAGGAACGGCAAGATCATGGTCCGCTACCGGGCGCGGCGGAAGAACGGGAAGCTGAGCGGCCGCGAGCGCGAGAGCGGCATCCTGGCGCACGGGCTCGAGAGTCCGGACGCCTACCTGAGGCGCGCGCTGCCGAGGGTGAACTGGTTTCGCCTCTGCGCCCTGCTGCGCGAGACGCTGAAGCGGGCGCAGGCCATGGGCTTCGTCGTGAGGTCGGTATGAGGATGTTCCGGAGGGTCCCGGACCGTCTGCGACATCTCGGAGTCGAGAAGGCGGAGCTGTCGGTGCCCGTGCATCTGCACCCGAACCGGGAACCGTGGCACGGTCGACGAGAGGCACGTTCCCGGGCGAAGTCGAGGCCGCGGCTCCAGCCCAAGCGGTTCCCGTTCTGGGGGTGGGACAGGCGGACGATCTCGGCGGCGCCGTTCAAGAACCTCGGGATGCGAAGGAGCGAGTGACGCGGCCGTGCCGACACCGCGAGGTCGAGATGTACTCCGTCCCGCCCGTGCCGATCGCGCACTACAGGCCGCTCCGCCGCTGGCGCTGCTCCCTCTGCAAGCAACCGATCAGCGATGAGCAGGCCCGCAAAGTGATCCGGCGCACGCTGACGCGGGACGGTTCCCGCTTCCGCTGCGAGCCCGTCCCGTGGGCCTGATCCTCAAGCCGCACGAGGCGGCCGGCGTGATAGTCGGGCCCGACGGGAAGACCCCGCTGGCGCGTGCAGGCACCGACCGGCGCGCCCGTCGCAGGGCGCTGAACAAGCTCTGCGAGCGGTGCCGCGAGAACCCGAGGGCGCGGAAGCTCCCGAACGGGATCCACGTCTGCCTGCCCTGCTACCTCGACGACAACCCCATCGGAGCCGCACGCTTGGACGAGTTCATGCGCAAGACCAAGGAGGCGAAACGTGCCCGTGCCGCTGACTGACTCGGAGCAGATGGAGCTGGCGACCCGGCTCATGACGAACGCCGTGTCCGACGCGCTCTCCCGCCAGCTGCTCGCCCACCGGGCGGGGATCACCCACGGCGGCGAGCGCAACATGTGGAAGGTCCTCGGCTACCAGGACGAGATCAAGTTCAAGGACTACTACCGGAGGTATAGGCGCCAGGACATCTCGAAGACGATCGTCGACGCGCCGGCCCAGACGACGTGGAGGAGACCACCCCGCGTGTTCGAGCCCGGCACCGAGGACGAGAAGCAGGCCGCGGGGCAGAAGGGGAACTTCGAGACCGCCTTCGAGGACCTCGCGAAGCGGCTCCGGCTCTGGCACTATATGGAGCGTGTGGACCGGCTGGCGGGGATCGGCAACTACGCCGTCATGCTGATCGGCTCGCAGAAGGGCACCGACCTCGAAGCCCCGCTCTCCGAGGACGGGATCTCGGGGGCCGACGACATCCAGTTCCTCTCCGTCTTCCGGCAGGAGAACGCGGACATCGACAGCCTGGAGTCCGACCCGACCGAGCCGCGCTTCGGCCTGCCTGCGATGTACGAGATCCAGTTCGGCGTGGCGAAGTCTGCGGGGGGCTCCGGCATCGGCAGGAGCAAGCGCAAGGTCCATCACTCGAGGATCCTGCACGTCGCGGACGACCTGCTCGAAGACGACGTGAACGGGACGCCCCGCCTCGAAGACGTGTGGAACCTGCTCGACGACCTGCTGAAGATCGGCGGCGGGTCGGCCGAGATGTTCTGGAACATGGTCGGCGGCATCTGGCACCTGAACATCAAGGGCGACGTCGATGTCGACCCGGCCGATCTGAAGCTCCTGGACGAGAAGGTCCAGGAGGCGATCCAGTCGGGCATCCGGCGGTTCGTGCAGACGCGGGAGGCCGAACTCACCATGGTCGGCGGCGACACGCCGGACCCGCGCGGTGTCTTCTTCGTCATCAAGTCGCTGATCTCGGCCGCGAAGCAGATCCCGCAGCGGATCCTGTTCGGCGCGGAGGCCGGCGAGCTGGCCTCCAGCATGGACGAGAAGAACTGGCTCGGCAGGATCCGGGAGCGGCAGGAGTCGTTCGCCGAGCCGCAGATGCTTCGCCCCTTCGTCGACCGGCTCCAGGTCGTCGGCGCACTGCCGGAGGCGAAGGAGTACGAGGTCGACTGGCCGCCCCTCTCGGAGCTGGACGAGAAGGACCTGGCGGAGGTCATGAAGGCCAAGGCGGACGCCTGGAAGGCGCTGGCCGAGGCGCTCGTGCTGGGAGTCCCGGCGTCCATCGAGGAGGCGCGGGAGCAGGTCCTCGCGCTCGACCCGAACCTCCCGGAGGGCATGATCGAGATGGGCGAGTTCATGGTCGAGAAGCCGCCCGCACTGATACCGGCGCCGGACGGCGGTGACGGCGGTCCGCCCACCTCCAGGGACGCGCAGGAGAGCACGGCCGATGCGGCGGCGTAGGTTCTTCCGGGCCGCGCTCGGGGCGTTGGCAGCGACGCCACTCGCTCGGTTCCTGCCCAAGGGTGGAGAGGAGGTCCGCGACGTGACGTGGACCGTGCCGTCGAGTGTGGACGTGACACGAGACATCGTGGCGGGCGAGCCGGTGACGATCAACTACTGGCTGCATCGGGGCGGCTACCGCTATCCGGCCCTCTCGCCGGAGGACCTGGACACGGAGGCGCTTCGAAGGCTGGCCCAAGCGCTCGTGCGGAAGACCGAGCGGAACATCCTCGGATGAGCGGCATGGGTAGATCGATCCGGTTCGCGGTCTTCACGGCGCTGGCCGGCCTGGTCGGCGGCTACCGGCACGCACGCCGACACGAGGACCCCGTACTCAGGGTCGCGGACGAGCTCAAGGGGAAGAAGCCGAAGGAGGGTCCCCGACCGCAGCCGGACCCATCACCGACGCCTGTGAAGCCGCCCATCCCCGCGCCGGGCTGGTTCTGCGACTTCGCCTCGTCTATGCAGAGCGTACTCACGGCGCACTACAACGGCTTCGTCTCCGGCTGCGCCTGGGCGCTCTCCCACCCCGAGAGCTTCGAGCGACTCCGGGTCGCACACTCCCTGACGGACGACCGGTTCGTGGCGATGGCGAAGACGTTCGCGGAGCGGCTGACCGACCAGGTGGCGGCGACCGCGATCACCGGCGAGCGGGGCGCCCTACCCGACCCGGCCTCCTTCGTGGACCTCGACCTCGAATGACCACCTCACAGGTCAAGGTGGGTCGATCGGTGAGGTCCCTCGCTACGACGGGCGGCGTCGACCCGACGAAGACCATCACCATCCGGAAGCGCTACGGGCAGAACATCAACGGGCGGCTCCTCCAGATCGAGCGGAACGTGCGCACGGCACTGGTCGACCTCGACGTGTTCGGCCGCTCCAACAGGCTGTTCGCCATGCAGGGTGGGGGCCTCCCGCCGCCCCGCGCCTGGGTCGGCCTGACGCCCGCCGTCCAGATCGAACGGTTCCGGGGCTGGCTGCGGGAGAACTGGATCGAGGTCTTCGAGCTCGAGTTCGACGACCTGGGCGCGCTCGTCGGCGGCCCCGACTTCGTGGACATCGCCATCACTCAGGCCTACGCGCGGGCCGTCGCTCAGGCCGACGTGAAGTTCCGGCGCGCCGTCGGCGTCGAGCCACGCGGCGGGACGGGGCTGCCGGTGGGCACGCCGAGCGCGATCCGCAAGATCATCCGCGACGCCCGGATCCGCTCCATCTTCCCCGCCGTCCCGGAACAGGTGCTCCGGCAGGCGCGGCACCAGGGGGCGATCGACTTCCTCCTGAACGCCAACTACCGCGAGATCCACGGCGTGGGGCCCGTCTACGAGAGCCGGATCATCAGGCAGCTCACGCTCGGTGTCTCGCGGAACACGCCGATCGAGGAGATCGTCCGGAACATCCGGGACCAGACGCGGCTCCAGATGAACCAGGCGAACGCGCTGGCGCGGACCGAGATCGTCCGGGCCCACGCCGAGGCCACGCTGAACCGCTTCGAGGACCTGGGCGTGTCCCAGGTCGGCGCGGCGGTCGAGATGGAGTTCACGACGGCCGGCGACGCCAAGGTCTGCGTCCGATGCAACGATCTGGAGGGCGTGCTGTTCACGGTCGACGACGCGCGGGGCGTGATCCCGGTCCACATCGGCTGCCGCTGTGCCTGGTTCCCGGTCGGGATCGCGGCGTAGAGGAGGGGGGCGATGAAGGTGAAGGTCGAGGGAGGGCTCGTGGCGCTGCATGCCGTCATCACGCCGGGCTGTCGGGTCTCGCAGGGCGGCCCGAACCACGCGTTCGACGAGGCCGCTCGACGGCTCCGCGAGGAGTATCTGACGATCCTGCAAGCTCGTACCGATGCCGACGAGATCAACCTCCACCTTGTACTGGTGATGGAGCTTCCAGCGGGGTTGCAGCCTTGACCCGCTTCGGCCCGACCCGCCGGAGGAGGACCCCGCCAGAGATAGAGATGAAGCCGGTCCAGTGGATCGGGGTCCCTCCGCCGACCGGGCGGCTCATGCGCCTCCTGAAGTGGGCGGAGGGGAACCCGGTGCAGACGCTCGCGTGGCTGGCGGCCGCCGGGACGGCTTTCCTGCTCGGGCTCGGGATGCTGATCGGGGCGCTGCTCTGGTGAAGCGGCCGCCGGTGAGGGGCTCGATCCTCCGCGCCTGGTTCGAGTGGGCCGTCCTCTGGCGCCGACTCGGTCGGGCGATCAGGGCTGGGCTTCCACCCCAGATCAGGCGGCTGCTGACGTGAGGCCCGCCGACCGGGCGGCGAACGTGGAGCTCATGCGCGAGGTCCGCCGGCTGCTCAACGAGCGGTTCTCCGGCTCCATCACGCTGCACATCCAGAACGGTACGATCTCGAAGATCCAGCCCACGTCGACCATCACCGCGAAGGAGCTGAACCCGAACCTCCACTTGACGCCGGAGGAGCGGCGTGCGATACGTTAGGCGAAAGTTGGTAGCTTTCAGAGCCCCGAGGGGGACCGGGACCCGATCTCCGGACGCACACCTGAGTCAGGTTTCACAACGTGACGAGTGGTTGGGCGGGACAAGCCGGGGAGGAGGTTCACCCCTCCGAGGGGCGAGCGAGCGGAGGCGCGCAGGACAGACGGGGCCGTAGGACCGCGGCCGAAAGGGCAGGGCTGTCCCCGGTCGACAAGGGCCGGACGGCAAGTGGCCCCGCCGGGGCGCACCGGGGATGAACGCGAGAGCGGAGATCCCGTCAGGGAACCCCTGGGCGGCCCCGACCACATAGAGCGGCCAGGATGACGCGGGGCCGCCAGCACTAGCGAAGCGAAAAAGACGGGTACCCGCACGAACGGGACCCGGAAGCGGATGAGACACAGAGTCCGCCTCCGGGCCCCGTTTTTCGTTTATGCCGACACCGAGGACAGGTGAGACCGAGCAGAAGTTCGTGTCGAGGTGCATGGGCGACCCCGAGGCCCGCCGCGACTTCCCGCGGCAGGACGTGCGGGCCGCCTTCTGCCACTCGACCTACCGGCGCGCCAGGGGGAGGGGGAACGACCTGAGCGATCAGTCGATGTTCTACGTCCAGGCCGAGCTTGACGGCCCCGTCCGGGAGGAGACGCTCCGGGGGCGGACCCACCTCGTCGCTCCGGCCACGATGCTCCGCGAGATCGTGCTCCCCGGCTGGGACGCCTTCATCCCGTGGAGCGAGATCCAGCGCACGATCGACGAGCACACCTGGGAGGGGAAGCCGATCGTCCTCTCGCACCCCACCAAGAACGGGCAGTTCATCAACGCGGGCCACGTAGACGTGGCGGAGCGCTGGATCGGCGCCGTCCACAACATCAAGGACGGCGGCGACCACCGGCTGCGCGGTGAGGTCTGGATCGACGTCGGGCTGGCCGAGCGTTTCGAGAAGGGCGCCCAGCTGCTCGACGATATCCGCGCCGGCAAGAGGATCGAGGTCTCCACCGGCTACCTGTCCGGCCGCCGACCGCAGGGGGGGGAGTTCCAGGGGCGGCGCTACTCGAACATCCACGAGCACCTCATCCCAGACCACTTCGCGGTCGGGGTCGGCCAAGGCCAGTGCAGCATCGCCGACGGGTGCGGGATCAACAACGACCTGGAGGGCCAGATGAGCGGTGAGGCCGACAAGCTCGGCGTCTTCATGGCGACCATGCAGGCGGTCGGGAGCGCGCTCGGGATCACGCGCGCCAACTCGACCGATGGGAAGACCGATGACGGGGGGAAGGGCGCACCCCAAGTCATCGTGAACGTCCACGCGCCACAGGGGGGCGAAGCGATGGCCGACGAGAAGGAACGGCTCATCAAGGCCCTCGTCGAGTGCAAGGACTGTGAGCTCACCAAGGAGCAGCTGGACGGCTCCTCGCTCGAGGTCCTGAAGGCGCTCACGGCGGCGAGCGCCGGCAAGGGCGAGGGTGACGGCAAGGGCGACGGGAAGGGGAAGGGCGACGGGAAGGGGACGGAGCTGACGGCCGCCGAGCAGGCGGCGGAGAAGGCGACTGCGGAGAAGAAGGCCGCGGATGAGAAGGTCGCAGCCGAGAAGAAGGCTGCCGAGGACGGGAAGGGGGAGACGGGTGGGGTGACCCTGAGCGCGGAGAGCGTCGCCGCGATCGAGGCGCTCGGCAAGATCGGCGCCGAGGGGCTGCTGGCGATCGCCCAGGTGGCGAGCGCGGTCCAGAAGGAGGCGGCCGACGAGAAGGACATCCTCGTGAAGGCGCTGGTCGCCAACGAGCGCTGCACGATCATCGAGACGGTGCTGAAGGGCTACGACCTGGAGGCCCTCCGAGGCCTCGACCAGGCCTACAACCCGATCGCCGCGTCCTTCGCGGCGCGCGGCCTGCCGCGCACGATCGAGCCCGCGTCGGGCGACGACTACAAGTACCCGGGCATCCTGCTGCGGGAGAAGCCTGCCACCGAGAAGAAGAACTAGGAGGGCGAACCGATGGCAAGGAAAGTGATCGTCCTCCAGGGCGATCCGCTCAGGGATGAGTCGAAGGTCGCGGCTGCGGCCACGACGATCTTCCCGGGCGACCTCGTCGAGGCGGCGGCCACGGCCGGAGAGGTGCAGGAGCACGGCACCGTCGACGTGAACGCCGAGGCGGTCTTCGCCCTGGAGAACCCCTGGATCGAGAGCGCCCCCGGCGTCCTCTCGATCGACACAGTGTACCCGGCGGCCGACTCGGTCCTGCTGGCCCGCTGCAAGCGGGGCGACAAGATCAACGCCCGGATCGCGGCCAACGAGACCCTCTCCGAGGGCGACGCTCTTTCGAGCGCCGGAGACGGGACCCTTCACGCGCTGCCGACCGCGGCGGCGACACCAGATACAGCGCGCGAGTCGATCGTGGCTTACGCGGCAGAGGACATCACCATCGGCGGCACGATCGGCCGTGGTGCTGTGAGGGTGGCCTAGATGCCCATATCGATCCTGAGCAGGCGACCCGTGGAGATCGTGGACCCCTTCATGCTGGCAGCTCAGACGCCGGCCATGCGGCGGGTCATCCAGGCGAACGGCGACGTCCGCAGGATGCGGACCAACACGCTGCTCACCGACGACCAGTGGAAGGAGATCGACACCGAGGTGATCCGGGCGGCAGAGGAGCGCCTTCGGATCGTGGCCGACATGCGTGCCGGCGGGCTGGTTCACCAGCTCGGCGGGTTCGGCGTCCTCGAAAGCGAGTTCCACCGGATCAGCGACATGGAACCGGCGGAGCAGTCGATGAGCGGCGCAGGGGCGGGCGACCGCGACCTGCCGGAGAAGGAGATCTCGATCGTCCCGATCCCCGTCACCTTCAAGGAGTGGGAGATCGAGCTCCGCTTCCTGGAGAGTTCGAGGATCCGGGGCGAGCCGATCGACGTCACCGCCGCCGGTCTCGCCGGTCGGCAGGTGGCCGAAAAGCTCGAAGACATGGTCTTCAACGGCGGGGACATCCTGCTGAGCGGGAACCAGATCTACGGGCTGACCAACTTCCCGGACCGCGCGACCTACACCTCGATCGTGGACTGGACAACGGACGGCGGCGCGACGATCCTCGCGGACGTCCTCGCCATGATCCAGCTCCTTCACGACGTCAACTACTTCGGCCCGTACGACCTGTACGTGGCCGGCAACTACTGGCTGCCGCTGCAGGACGACTTCAAGGCCAACTCGGACAAGACGATCATGCAGCGGCTCCTCGAGCTTCCCGACCTGAACGCGATCAAGGTCGCGGACAAGCTCGCGGACGGGAACGTGATCCTCCTGCAGATGACGCGCGACGTGCTCGATCTCGCCGTCGCTCAGGACATCGTCTCCGTGGACTGGGAGATCCAGGGCGGGGCGATCGGTCGGTTCAAGGTGATGACGGCGCTCGCGCCGCGCCTGAAGTCCGACTACAACGGCGCCACCGGCATCTGCCACGGCAGCTAGACCGGGAAGCGGCTGATCGTCGCGGGCCTTCGGGCACGTGACACGGCGGAGGGGTGTGGGTTGAGCTTGGCTCCGGACCCCGCCCCTCCCCACCACCTCATCCTCTATCGGAGCCTGAACGGAGCCGAACCATGAAGGGCGACAGCGAGATGGTGATGGTCGAGGTCCGACCGGGCAAGCCGTTCCACACCATCCTCAAGAAGGACAAGGCCAGGCGTCGGTCCGTCAACCTGCCGCCGGGCAGCCGCTTCCGGGTCAACCGCAGGCAGGCGCGCGCCTTCGCCGACAGGCTGAAGGTCGTGAGCGACCCGCGCCGGCAACAGCCGCCTCCACCGCCGGAAACGGTGGTGGAAGGGACGCCGCCCGATGCGGAGGGGGAGGCAGAGGAGGAGCCCACGACGGCTCCACCCGTCGAACAGCCTGCGGCGACCGAGTCCGCCGTCAAGCTCGCGGCCGAGATCGAGGTCGACCTCGTGAACGTGAAGGGGACCGGGGCAGGCGGCCGGATCCTCCTGAAGGACGTCAAGGCCGCCGCAGCATAAGGAGGTCCCCCCATGGGTGGTCTGGGAGGCACCGCGGCCGAAGGCCTCGCCGCCAAGCCGGTATCCGGCCTGGGAGGCACCGCGGCCGAGGCGAAGTTCAGGGCGACCGGTGCGGAGCTGTCCGCGGCCGAGCTGGCGGTCCTGGAGGGCGTGGTTCCGGGTACGGTGGCGGAGCTCAAGGCGCTGATCGTCGACGCCAGCAGGAACCTCGCGTCGCTCAACAACCTGACGCTCTCGGGCACGTTGTCGGCTTTCGCGTCGCTCAAGCGTGCGGGAGCCGCAGCCGCGCAAGTGGCGGATCGGTTCGGGGCAACCGTCAGCGAGGGTTACGAGGTCCGCGTCATCGACGAGACGCTCTTGGCGCTGGCGGCCATCTCGACCGACCTCACGGAGGACGTGCCCTCCGGCGCGGTGATCCTGTCCGTCCAGGCCAACATCGAGACGGCGGTCGTGGCGGGCGGGACGAGCGTGAAGGTCGGGATCGGCCCCGTCGGCGACCCGGACCAGTACGGGCTCACCGCCGACCTGGCGAAGAACACGAAGGCCGACCTGATCCCCGCCCACGCCGTGCTGGCTGCCCTGGAGGACATCCAGATCAACATGGTCACGGCCGCCGGTGCGATCGGCGACACCGCGGCCTCGGCCGGTGCCGTCCGCGTGAGGATCGTCTACGCGGTCCCGAACAGCCTCGACGACGCCGCATAGGAGGGAGAGTAGATGGCAGCCGACAACCTGCTGAGCACGAAGCTGGTCGCCGACGGCGAGATCGTCGCCGGGCAGGCCTACGTCGTGGGGATCCACTATCGGACCACGGCCGTCGCGGGCATCGCCTTCGAGCTGAAGGACGGGGGCGCGGGCGGGACGGTGCTCCTCTCGATCGACACGGACGCGGTGGTGGCCGTCCGAGACCTCATCCTGCCGCAGCGCGGCATCCTGTTCCGCACCGACGTCTTCGCCGATCTCACGAACTGCGACTCCATCACGGTCCTCTACGAACCGGCCTGACCTGAGATGGCGATACGCGTGACGGACGAGGAGGTCCTGGAGATCCTCGAGACCGCGCTCGGCGCGCCCGCGCTGGCGCCCTTCATCGTGGCCGCCAACAGGGTCGTCGAGGACAACCTGGTCGACCGGGACTACGTGCACCCGGACGAGACGATCGGCCCCATCGACGACCCGACGCTCAAGGAGATCGAGCGGTGGCTGGCCGCCCACGCCGTCGCGCACCGCGACAAGCGGGTCGCGGAGGACAAGGTCGGCCCGGCCGCGTTCAAGTACCAGGGCAAGACGGGCATGCACCTGGAGTCCACGCACTACGGACAGATGGCGATGGACCTGGATCCGACGGGCGCGTTGAAGCAGCTCAACGCCTCGCAGTCGGTCCCGTTCCTCTACGAGGCCAGCGGCGGGACACCGAGGGAGGAAGCCGCCCCGGAGGGCGCCCTCTCTTGACCAGCCAGTTTCAGGTCAAGGGCGAGAAGGCCTTCCTGTCGCAGATCAACCAGTTCGGACAGGCGGCGCGCAAGGACGGTCGGGTGAACTGGGTCGTCGGCACGGTGGTCGGCTACGGTCAGCACCACGAGTTCGGCACCCGCCGGATGCGGGCGAGGCCGCACTGGCGCCCGGCCATCTTCCAACTCTCGCAGGGGATCCCCGACGACGGCCGCTCGCTGCCGGGCGTCCGCCGCCGCCGGTCGAGCGACATCAAGATCCGGGGCCCGTTCGGGGGCCGCCGCGAGTGGGAACTCTGGTTCGGCCCTGAGAAGTCGGCGCCCGGCCGGCTCGCGGCCCTGCTCAAGCGCGAGGTGAAGCGGCAGATCAAGGCGAAGCGCGTCTTCAAGACGGGCAACTACCACGGCTCGATCGCGCACGGGAAGACCGAGGCCCAGATGATCCAGCGCAGCCGCGCGATGGTGAAGCCCGGCATGGGCGCCACGGCGATCGTGTGATGAGCCCCCTGGCGCAGGCCACGCGGTTCCTCGACGAGCGGGGCGAGGCGATGACGGTCCGCGAGTTCACGGCCGGCACGAAGAACGCCTACGGCGACGCCGCCAAGGTGCCGGTCGACCGCGCGGTGCAGGGCATCTTCGAGCTGGTCGGCTCGCCGACTATGGTGCGGGCCGCCACGGGCCGGGAGGTCCGGGTCGACGCGAAGGCCTACGTGGCCGACGGCGAGGAGCCTGCGGAGTCGGCGGACGACGCCTCTCAGCCGCTCCTCATCGCGGGCGGCTTGGAGTACCTCGTCGTCCGGGTCTCGCCCGACCAGAACGGGATCCGGACGCTGTTCTGCGAGGCGCGGCGATGACGACCACGATCGTCGACCCGACCCTCCAGTTCTTCAACCTGCTGGTGGCGAACTGGATCCCCGGCAACACGGCCGGCGTCACGCCGAGCTTCCAGAGCGGATGGTACGACACGAAGAACCCGAACCCGCAGATCGCTGTCCCGTTCGACGGGCACAGCGAGAGCCTGAGTACGGAGAGCGGCTACAACGCGATGACGCCCGCGGGGCCGTCGCAGTTCCCGTTCGGCACGGTGCTCGTGGTCGGGTTCGCGCACGACGAGATGACGGGCCTGCCCGCCAACGGGCCGAAGGACATGGCCTGGCTCCTGTGCCGCGAGGCGCAGCGGATCGTCCACGCGGCAGCGAGCGCCATGGCGGACTTCGAGCACGTGTCGCCGGGAGGGCTCATAAAGGTCGTCGACCGGGAGATAAGCCCGGTCCTCTACATGGTCCAGTTCCTCGCCGGCTACAGCCGGTTCGAGGACCCGTAGTAGCAGCCGGGGGCCGGACGCCGGCTCCCGGAACACGCCCGTACCCGGACGCCGGGTGCGCAGCAAGTAGACCAGCACAGCGAATGGGAGGATCCCATGTGGGTCGAGTGCGCCAACCAGCGGATGACCCACTTCCGCGACGCCGAGTGCGGCGGGAAGTGGGAGGAGCAGGAGCGAGAGGACGAGCTGACCGGCGAGAAGTCCACGGTGCGGGTCTGCGTGGACGTCGGCAAGTCGATCGTCTTCAGCGCGAACCACCGGGCGAGCGTCCCCGACCCGCTCGCCAAGAAGGTCATCGCGAAGTTCCCGGAGACCTTCCGGAGGGTGAAGGGTCCCGGACCAAAGAGCGGCCGGATCCCGCTGGCCGACTATCTGAAGCAGGAGGGTGCCGCGCTGCTGGAGCCCGTGGCGACCGCCGCAACCGAGGAGGGCTGATCCATGTCGATACTCGTTGAGGCCGGGCTCCGGGACACGAGGCCGGAGTTCGTCCGCGAGGTGACCTATGGCCTGACGCCGGCCGACCCCGCCTGGGAGCTGTTCTCGGACGAGGTGTTCAAGGCCGAGTGGGAGCCGCAGAAGGAGATCTTCGCCAAGCGGGCGTTGGGCTCCGTCGACCCGCAGAAGTTCTTCACGGGTCCCGAGGCGCACACGCTCACGATGGAATACTACCTCCAGCGGTGGCTCCTCTCGGCCGGCGACCCGCTGGACCCGCTCGGCGACGCGATCGTGCGCGACGTCGACGGGAACATCCCGAACTCCCTGTCGATCGTCATCCGCACCGCGCTGCAGGTCAGCGGCGGAGCGGTGGGCGGCGGCCTCCGCATCTACACGGTGGCGGGCGGGTGCTACGCCGGGCAGATCACCATCCCCGGGCAGATCGCGTCGGGCGAGCCGATCCGACCGAACGTCATCTACCAGGCCAACAAGATCCGGTCCTACGAGTGGAGCCAGCCCTTGGCGACCACACTCCTCGGGATCGACTCGACGAACGCGGCCGACACCACGCAGACGCTGACCGTCGAGAACGAGGCGGCCACGACCTCGCAGGGCGCGGCCCTGAACGGGACCACCTACGTGAGCCTCGGCCCGATCACCTACGCCGACTGGGAGGGCGCGCTGCTCGACCTGGAGACGGTGGGCGACGTCGAGATCTCGATCAACACCGGCACCGACATCGCGCCGGTCAAGGGCACGGTCCTGGGCATCATCTACGGCAGCGCGCAGTACGCCGGCACCGAGGGCGACCTCGGGCTCCCGCTGCTCGGCTCGGGCTCCCACGGCGCGGTGATCGGCACGCCGTACGAGCAGTTCATCGACGACCCGGTCGAGCAGCCGGCCGGCACCACCCTCGCGCCCTACATCCAGAGCGTCGAGGCGCGGATCAACAACAACCTGGAGACCATCCCGCAGGGCGGGACCTTCCGGCAGATCATCGTCCCCGGCTTCCGCACCACGGAGCTGCAGGCGAACGTCTTCGGCCCGTCCGAATCCCACGAGGAGATCATGAAGCACCTCCGGGGCGTCGAGGAGACGATCCGGTGGACCATGGGCGGCGGCACGATCGACTTCACCGAGGCGATCTCCCGCGACCCGCCCACCCGGCTCATCGAGGTCGGGCAGGTCACCGCGCAGCTGGACATCACGTTCGAGTCGAAGGGCGTGGCGGTCAGCGGCTGAACCCAGCGAGAAGGAGGGCCCACACATGCCCGACGACGGAGCCAACGAGCAGGACACGAGCGTGACGGAGGCCGCGGAGCAGACCGCAGAGGTGGCCGCGGAGCAGGCGAAGCACGAGGCCGAGGAGGCCGAGGAGCTCATCCCCGTCACGCTCGACGAGATCAGGATCGTCCGCGACAAGAAGGGCGACGTCGAGCCGCTGTTCGTCGTGACGCCGCGCGACTTCACGCCCGTCGCGGTGCTCCCGATGACGCACGCGGACAAGCTGAGATACTCGCTCGCCGTGGACGAGGACACGACCGTCGAGTCGTTCCCCGACAAGCTGAAGTTCCGGATCATCCGCAACCACATCCGGGTCCGGAAGTCGAAGGAGGACCCGACGCTGGTCCCGCCCGTCACGTCGCAGAAGCAGATGGCGTCGGAGTTGGGCTGGACCTCGGTCGACGACCTCGTCGCGGCCGCGCTCACCTACAGCAGAGACATGTTCAGGCGTCCGCTCCTCAGGGCCAAAGGAGCGGAGGGAAACGGGACGAGGGCCTAGACGTCTTTGGGCCGACCCAGCTGGAGGACAAGGAGACCGAAGCCTGGCTCCACGACCTGGGTTATCCGTACGTCGGGCCCGGCAACCTGTACCAACTGACACTGATCGAGATCGACCGGCTGCGCCACGCGCACTACTGGCGCGAGGTCCAGCGGCAGGACATCCGCCCCGGCACGCTGTCGATGATCTCGCGGTACGCGAAAGCGAAAGGGCTGAAGCTGACTAAGTAGATGGCCGGGCTCCTCCCCACCCTCAAGGCGCTGGTCACGGCGGACACGTCCGACTTCGACAAGAAGATGCGGGGCGTGCAGAAGCGGATGTCGGGCACGACGGCCGGGATCCGCGCCGCCACGCCCGCGCTCCTCGCCCTCTCGGCGGCCACGATCGGCGTCGGGGTCGCCTCGACCAAGATGGCGGTCGACTTCGACCGCGAGATGACGAAGATCGTCACGCTGGTCGGCGTCGCCGACGCCCAGGTGAACCAGTGGCGGAAGGACATCCTCGCCCTGGCGCCGGCCGTCGGGCGCGGGCCGCGCGAACTCTCCAAGGCGATGTTCTTCATCACGTCGGCCGGGCAGCGCGGCGCGGAAGCCTTGAGGATCCTGGAGAACGCGGCCAGGGCGTCGGCCGTGGGCCTGGGCGACACGGCCGAGGTGGCCCGCGCCGTGACGGCGGCCGTCAACGCCTACGGCGTGGAGGTCCTCGACGCGAAGCGCGCGACCGAGATCCTGGTCGCCACGATCCGGGAGGGGAACCTCGAGGCGTCCGAGCTGGCCCCCGTCCTGGGCCGCGTCATCGGGGTGGCGCAGCAGATGGGCGTGGCGTTCGAGGAGATCGGCGCCTTCGTCGCCACGTTCACCCGGCTCGGCATCAGCGCCGAGATCGCCGTGACCTCGCTCCGGGGTCTCCTCACCATCATGCTGCGCGGCGGCCGCCGGGCGAAGATGATGAACGAGGCGCTGGCGCCCGTCGGTCTCTCCGTCGAGAAGCTCCGAAAGCAGATCAGCGAGCGGGGCCTGACCGCCGCCCTGATCGACATGTTCGACGCGCTCGGGGGCAACATCTCGGCGCTCAGTCAGGCGATCCCGAACGTCCGGGCCCTGGCCGGCGCCATGGGCACGGCCGGAGCCCAGGCCGAGACCTTCGAGATCATCCTGGACAACATCCGGAACTCGGTCGGGATCCTGGACGAGGCGTTCAAGCGGACCCTCGCCACGCCCGCCCAGAACTTCGCCATGCTGAAGGCGCAGATCGAGGCCACGGCGATCGCGCTCGGGAACGAGCTCACCCCGGCCGCCACGTCGGTCGTCCAGGCGATCCTCCCGCTGCTCGAAGGCCTGACGCTGGCGATCAAGGCCTTCTCCGCCCTGCCCGGCCCCGTGAAGGGCGCCGTGGTGGGGCTCACCGGCCTGCTGGCCCTTCTGGGACCTTTGGCCCTGATCCTGACGACGATCATCGGGCCGCTCTCGACCTTCTCCCTGGCGCTCGGGGGCGTCGGACTCGGAGGCGCGCTGGCGGTCCTGGCGGGTCCGGCCGGCTGGATCGCCGCCGTGGTCGCCGGGCTCGGCCTCCTGGCGATCAGCTTCGGCAAGGCGAGGCGGGAGGCCGAGGCGTTCGAGGAGCAGCAGCGGCGGGTCGCGGAGATCGGCAAGGTGCTGGCGATCGGCCCGGCGCTCCAGGTGGCGAGGACGGCGGCCTCGGAACTCTCGAAGGAGATGCGGGAGATCCGCGAGGGCCTGAAGGACATGGACTTCGAGGCGAAGCAGGCGATCGCCAAGGGTCTGACCGACCGCATGGAGGAGGCGGCGATCAAGGTCGCACGGCTCCAGGGCGAACTCGAGAAGACGGTCACCGGGCTGTTCGGGATCAAGGGGTTCCGACAGGCCGACATCTTCGACGTGTTCGGCACGCGGGCCGAGGAGGCGGGTGAGAAGGCGCAGAAGGCGGTCGAGCAGGCGATCGCCGAGTTCGACGAGCTGAAAGGCACGCTCGGGTCCGTCGAGACCTCCATCGCGGGCGTGGTCGACGAGATCGAGGACGTGGGCGACGCCGGGGCGGAGGCGGCCAAGAAGATCCAGGCGTTCCTCGACTCGCTCCAGTCGAGCGCCGACGCGCTCGCGGACGAGGCCGCGGAGATGACGGGCGGCGTCGGGGCCGCGCTGACCCTCCAGATCGCGCGGGAGGGGCTGACGGGCGCGGCGCTCGCGCAGGCCGAGACGATCCGCGACCTGATCGTGCTCCGCGCCGCCGAGGTCGAGGCGATGCGGAAGCAGGAGGCGGCCTCGAAGTCGCTCCAGCGGGAGATCGAACAGGAGCACAGGAGGCGCATCCGGTTCCAGGAGCAGAACGAGAAGCAGGCGCGGGACGCCGTCCGCCGGTTCCTCGGCCAGCTGCGGCAGGCGGAGCTCATCGCGGAGGCGCAGCGCCTGGAGAGCACGTTCCGGTCCATCTCGGAGTCGATCGGCGACTTCTTCTCCTCGATCGCCACGGACGGAGAGAACGCGCTCGACGCGCTCAAGAGGACCCTGGGCGGGATCCTGCGCGCGATCCAGGACTTCGTCACCCAGGAGTTCGTCGTCGAGCCGCTGTTCGGGTTCCTCCGCGACCTCCGGCCCACGCCCCGCCCGCCGCCGCCCGTGACGGGGGTCGAGCCGCCGCCCGACGTGAGGGACCTCACGCTGCCGCGCCTCGGCCCGCGCGGCGGTCCGATCGAGGGCTTCAACATCGCGCCGATCCTCGTGCAGGGCGAGACGACGATCGAGGTGCTCAAGGGGATCGTCCCGGCCGCCGCCGCCGACACCGAGAAGGTCACGAGCCGGCAGGACACGCAGACCCGACTGATCGCGGAACTCGGCGGCAACGTGCAGCTGTTGGCCCGCGTGCTCCAGACGCAGCAGGCGGGCATGGCCCAGGGGACGACCGCGCTGCGGACGGGCCGCGGCGCAGCGGACTTCGAGGCCTTCCTCACGAGGACCGGCGCGGGGCTCCGGCCCCTCGACCCCGCGCCGGTCTTCGCCGCGCCGCTCCGCGGCGGTCGGGGGAAGGGCGGCGGCCCCGGCCGGGAGATCCGCATCCCGCGCCTCGAGCTGTTCATGGAGCGGACCTCGGAGGCCGTCGAGGAGTCCGCAGACACGCTCGGCTCGGTCGACCGCGAGATCGCCGCCTCTCCGGCCGCCCTGGCGGTGCTCCTCCCGGCCGCGCTGGCGCCGCTGTTCGCCTCGTTGCTGTCCGGGATCTTCGGCGAGTCGACGTTCGGGAAGATCGCTAGCACCGTGCTCGGGATCGGCGCCTCGGTCTTCACCGCCGGTGTGTCGACCGGGAAGATCAAGCTGTTCCAGGGCGGGGGGACCTTCCGGGCGGGCGACGCCTTCATCGCGGGCGAGGTGGGGCCCGAGCTGATCCGGCCCAAGGCCTCGGGCGAGGTCGTCTCCAGCAAGGACCTCGCGAAGCTGCTCGCCGCGCGCCCGGTCTCCAGCTCTCAGCCGCCCGCCGTCGTGTTCAACATCAACGCGACGTCCCTGGACCCCGCCTTCGCCGTCGAGCTGTTCGAGCGGGAGGCGCCCGCCCTGGGCCGCGCCTTCGTCCGGGCGACCGAGGCGAACCGGGGACTGCGAAGGAGCTTCCTCGAGTGAGCCCGCTCACCGCCGTGACCTGGCCTCGCACCTTCCCGCCCATGCGCACGACGTGGCCCGAGGGCAAGAGCCCCCTGATCTCCGCCTCCCACAGCTCGCGGAAGCAGGTCAGGGACTCGATCCAGGTGGGCGTGAGGTGGACGGAGACCTTCCCGCCCGTCTTCGCGCGGTCCCAGGAGGCGTACGAGCTGATGACGCAGGCACGGCGCTGGCACCGCGAGGGTCGCCCCGTCCTCGTCCGCCCGTTCTTCCACCGCAGGACGCGCGAGCAGCTCGCGGGCGGGCCCGCCGCCGGTGCCGCGGGCGTCGTGGACGTGGCCTTCGGGTTCGGCGCGGACAACACGACGCTGAGGGTCACGGGCTTCTCGGCCGACGGGCTGATCCGCGCCGGCGACTACCTGGCCGTCGAGAACTTCCCCTACGTGCTCTGGCTCACGGCCGATGCCACGGTCAGCGCCGGGGTCGTCGTCGTCTCCTTCGAGCCGCCGGTCTTCGCCGGCACCCTGCCGCAGCAGAACTCGACGGCCACGCTGAACGGCCTGTTCGAGTGCTACATCGCCGTGCCGCCGCAGATGCCGGCCACGATCTCGCCGGGGCCCGAGCACTTCGGCGGGTTCGACATCAGCTTCGAGGAGGCCGTGCCGAGCAGGCAGGAGACCTCCCTGGATCCGGCGTGAAAACGCCTGTAGGCGGTCGCCTTCGGCCTGAGGATAGGGTAGTGGGGGGTTTGCGTAAAACACGAGCCTGCGGGGCGGCCAGGAGCCCGCAACCGGCCCGGGGTGCTCTCACGTGACCCGCCGGAACCTGGACCTCGACTACGAGGACGCGACCCGGCAGGAGACGGGCACGCTCGTCCACTTCATCGAGTTCCTCGGGGTCGACGCCTCCACGCTCAAGTTCGAGCGGCACCGCGAGGGATACATCGACTACGTCGACTTCTCGACGCTCGACGACCTCGACGACTTCCAGATCATCAAGGGTGCCCCGTGGGTCGATGTGACGCTGGACACGACGCCCGACGGGAAGGCGATCGTCGTGCGCTCGGACGGCGGCAGCTCGACCTGGGCGAACTCGATGGCGGCGCTCTGCACGTCGATCCGCTACTCGGGCTGGAGCCGGGTCCAGGACGCGAACGGGAAGCTGATCTATCTCCAGTCGCGCCGCAGCGGCAGGGAGGGCGACTCGGACGATCCGGCGGTGGCGGGAGAGGACCTGTTCGCCGGGTTCACGTTCAACATCCACCCCGCGGTTCAGATCGCGGGACAGAGCTTCCCCGGCCTCGTGCAGTGGCGCGGCGACTTCTACGGGCAGTTCCTCTCGTCGCTCGGCTCGGGCGGCGGGATCGACCCCAACCCGACACCCGGCGTGATGTCGCAGAACAAGGACTCGTTCGGCGGCGGGTTCACGACGGCCTGCACCTTCGCCGGGACCGGTGTCGACTTCTCCAACTGGCCCGACACGCACCCGATGATCTCGTGGACGGGCGGCCTCTACGGGAACGTCGGCTGGACGTATCCGATGGGCTTCGCCTTCTCCTTCGGGCTGCTCCGGGGGACATCCCTCGTCTACCCGCCGGGGCCATTCGGTTGGGGCACGCTGAACCAGAGCAACGTCCAGTTCCCGTCGCCTTTCACGAACCCGATCGCGTTCCCGCACCCTGTCCGCTACCTCGCTGTATGGGCGATGAAGTCCGACATCATCTGCTTCGAGAACCTGCCGAAGGGCGCATGGGTCAGCGCGAAAGGTGCGATCACGGCGGCCCAGGAGGCGCGGATCTCGGCCGACTCGTCCGTCCCCGGCACGCACTCGGTCACGAGCAAGATCTACCTGTCCGACTTCGGGGCGCCCACCGTCTCCTCGTTCAGTCGTCGGTTCGGCTCAGGCTTCACGCTCGGGCCGGACAACTGCCCGAACGAGAACCCGCTCCATCGGAAGACTGCGTGCGCGGACGGCGACACCGTGAGCCTCCAGTTCCTCGGCAAGATCTACCCGGTGAGCGAGGTGGAGGTGAGAGGGCTCGACCCGGCGGTCTACGGCGTCGACAGGATCACGCTCGCGCCACCGAACGGCGTCTGGGGCGGCGACTGCTTCCGGTTCGCGGTCGGGCTCGGGCCGATCGCCACCTACACGGACGCCGACGTCGATCTGGAGTGGAACGGGAGGACCTACCTCGGGCTCGGGAAAGAGAGCCTGCGGTTCGACGCGGTGCGCGAGACGGAGGACGTGCGGGGTGGCTCGATCAACATCGAGATCCCGGCGGAGCACCGTGGCTCGACGCTCGACGTCATCGCCGAGAACAACCGGTTCCGCGGGACCTTGTGCCGGATCTACGCCGTCCACTACCGGCCCGGAACCGGCGTACGCAAGGGCGCGCCGACCCTGATGTTCCAGGGCCACGTCCAGAGCGGGCCGGAGGTCCGGGAGGGCCGCGCGGGCTCCGGCTCCGGCGAGGCGACGATCCGGCTGCGGGTCGCGTCTCGGATGGGCGACCTCGACCGAACGACGGGGATCCGCGCCAACGCCACGTCGCACCAGGTCTACTACCCGGGCGACACGTTCTTCGAGGCTCGGGAGCAGCTGATCGGCAAGGAGATCCCCTGGGGGGTGGGCACCTAGCGTGGGCCTGTTCGGAGACATCCTCAAGGGGATCGCCGGAGTCGCGCTCGTCGCGGGCGGGATCATCATCACGGGCCTGTCCTTCGGCCTCGCGGGGCCGGTCGGTTTCGCGCTCATCACGGCCGGGATCGGGGTCCTCTCCGGCCTGATCGCACAGTCGTCGCTCCGCGACCAGGACGCGAAGTTCCGCGCGAACCGCCTCTCCATGCTGGATCCGCTGCCGGTGATCTACGGGGAGCGGCTGATCGGCGGGATCGTCGTCGACTACAGGCTCTCGGGCGAGGACAACAAGCTCCTCTACATCGTGCTCGCCGTCTGCCACGGCAGCCGTGACGGGTCGGGGATCGAGGGCTTCGGGGAGATCTACTTCAACGGCGAGCTCGTGGTCGACGCGACCGGCGCGCCCGACATGGGCTTCTCGGGCGACGGCGTGGAGGATCGTTGGAACAACAAGGTCCGGTGGGGCGTCGCCTATGGCCGGGCCGATCAGCCGCTCCACCCCGCGCTTTTCTTCCTGTCGAACACCGTCCCGAACTTCACCGGGCGCTGGAGGGACACGGCGAGCGGCGCGGGGATCGCCTACCTGATCTTCGAGCTCGAGAACGACCCCGAGACGTTCCGCGGCGTGCCGGTCATCACCGTCGTCGTCCGGGGCGCGAGAGTATGGGATCCGCGCACCGACCTGTTCGGCTACCTCAACCCCGCGGCGATCAGCGACCCGCCCGCCACGGGCGAGGACATCGTCCCGCTCGGGCAGGGAGAACAGTGCAACGAGTTCCAGGCGCTGGAGCTCATCCGGGGGCAGTTGGTCTGGAGGACCGCGCCCGAGCGCGTCCCGATCTCCCAGCTCGGGCTCCGGCCCGGGGACGTCTACCGCTACTTCGTCGAACTCCACAACACGAGCGGCGACACGGGGGACGGCGTGGCAGCCCGGATCGACTGGTTCGACGCGAGCGGTCGGTTCGTCGGCGGCTTCGAGAGCGCGCCGTTCCGGGACGCCTCCTACGTCGCCCGCCAGTTCGACGGGAACACGATCCCGGACAGCGCCAGCCAGGCCGAGGTCTACGAGGTCAACAAGGGACCGTTCGGCTGCTCCGGGCTCGAATGCGTCCGGACCGAGGAGATCTGCTCGAAGTTCCGGGTCCTCATGTCGCCCGTCGACGAGCCGGACGAGCAGCCGCCGGAGGACGAGCCGACCCTCACGCTGGCCGCCGCGAACCCCGGCCAGAACCCGATCCTCCAGGTCTACGATCTGCTCCTCTCGCCGATCTACGGCGCGGGGCTGCCCCTGGAGGAGGTGGACAACCTCGTGGCCTGGATCCGGGAGGTGAACCACTGCGACGAGGTCGTGGAGCAGCCGGTCATCCAGGAGGGCGGCGCGCTCGGCGGGACCGAGGCGGTGGCGCGGTATCGTTCCAACCTGATCGTCGACACCGAGGAGCCGATCTCGACGCGGATCACGAACGTGCTCTCCGCCTGCCACGGCTCGCTGTTCTGGGAGTCGGGCAAGTTCCGGCCCTTCATCCGGCGGGCCGCGCTCTCGGACGGCGGGCTGCCCTCGATCGCGCCGACGAAGGAGACGCTGATCGAGATCAACGAGGAGTACGTCCAGTCGGAGGTCGAGTTCGCCTTCGCCGGGATCAAGTCCTCGCACGGGCGGCAGGGCGCGAACTCCGTCCACTCGACCTACGTCTTCCCGTTCAACAACTGGGCCGTCGAAACGATCAGCTGGCCGCAACAGGACGACCCTTCCCAGAACCCGTTCCTGCTGGAGGACAACTCGATCCCGGGCGAGATGTCGATCGACCTCCCGGCGGTCACGGACCCGTACCAGGCGGTCCGGCTCGCGGCGATCATCCTCAAGGAGCTTCGGGAGGCGGACGTCATCGGCGTCACCGTCTCGGAGCGGTTCCTCACCTACGGGGTGGGGTCCCTGCTCTACGTCAGCCACGGCATCGTCAACCCGGCAGGCTGGTTCTGGGTCATGTCGGTCGCCTACCTCCAGACGGGCCACATCCAGTACAGCCTCATGCGCTACAACCCGGAGGCGTACGAGGAGATCAACCTGTTCGAGGTCAAGATCCCGGAGGCCGGGATCTTCCCTCCGACCGTGGGCGACGTGGCTCCGCCGACGGACCTCGTGACGACCTGCGAGCTGACGTGCCCGAACAACATCCCGACGCTGAAGGCACGATTCGCGTTCACGATCAGTGCGAGCCCGAACCTCGACCCCGATGTGACCAAGAGCCACCCGATGCGGTGGCGGTGGGAGGACGACGACGGGCCGCTCGCGGGGGACGCGGGGGAGTGGAAGATCCAGGCGTACACCGCGGCCACGCAGTCCGGGGCGGTGATCGCGTCCTTCATCCTCGCGGGCTCGCAGATCGAGGGCGCGACCATGCGGATCGAGGTCGCGGCGGTGAACCTGTCGAACCAGGGCTCGGACGACCTGACGGACCTGGACACGAACTGGCAGGCGTCCGCCCTCCTGTTCCTCCAGAACTGCTCGGGCGACGTCGGGCAGAGCATGACCTTCGTCGACTGCGACGACCTCGTGGAGATCGCCTCCTGGGGCGACAAGTTCCGAGAGGGCGACGGGTTCGTCATCTACTACGCGAGGAACGGGACCGTCCGGATCGCGCTCGACGTGACAGGCAAGATCCGGGAGGACACGCGGATCAAGGTCTACGGGTCGGGCACCTCCGGCTTCACGATCAACGAGGGCACCTTCCTGGACGACGCCGTGGCCGACGAGTTCGAGGTGGACCTCGACGTCGGGATCCCGGGCACCGGGAACCTGGAGACCTGGGCCTTCTGGCACTTCACGCCGCCCGTCGAGCAGGGGGCGACCTGGCACTTCCGGCTCTGCGTGGACGACTGCTTCGTCGGGTCCGGCGCGACGATCTCCTGCTCCGACGAGTGCTCCTCGATCTATCCGGGGATCCGGGTGGCGGCCAACGTCCAGGCCCGCAACATCGCGCCGATCGGCGCGGTGGACGAGCACTGCGTCTCGGGCGCCGGCGCGCTCGCGGGCTTCACCTACCCGAACGTCTCGCTCACGGAGGCGGGGCTCCTGCCGGGAGACGTGATCAGCGTCTCGGCGCTCGGGAAGGTCGAGTCGGGCGGGCAGTGCGCGATCAACCCCGCGGAGGACTTCGCGCTCGTCGAGGACGGGCTGATCGGGCGCGACTTCTTCACCTCCGACCCGTTCCTGTCGGGTGACTGGACGGTCGATTCGGACCCCGCCGAGGTGTCCTACGACGCGGCGAACGCCCGGATCACGTTCG